ACATTGGCAAAGTTGATGACAATGGGTTAAAGATGGTTTATCAAGCCATGTATCAGCTTATTATGGAGGATGAAGGGACATTAACTTGGAACTCTATTGTTGCTCCGATAACCAATCAAGAGATTTCTACAAAGGACATTTATGACGAGGTTGCAAGTACTTTTAAACCTCAAGAGACAAGTGAGATGACTTCGTTTTGGAGAAGGCTCATGGATGGCTTCTTGCAGACCTACATTATCTTTAGAATTAGTGAAGTTCTTAGCACGGGTATTAAGCGTGTTAGAGAGCTTATCTCCAAGCAGAGAGGTCTAGGGTTAAGTGACCAAGAGATAACGCAGCTGATACGCTCTGTGGACCTAGAACTGCGTGCTAACACCATAGCAAGAACTGAGACCACTAATGCGATGAGCAAGGCTCAGATATTTGCTTTAGAATCATCAGGATTAAATTGGGAGAAAGCATGGAAAGCTATGCGTGATGATAGGACTAGAGATTCTCACATTATGACTGACCCTAAGTATTTTATTCCTTTGAAGGATAATTTTATTGTCCAAGGTCAACAACTAGCCTACCCTGGGGATTCAACCCAAGGAGCAACAATGAATAACACCATTAACTGTCGATGCAGACTTGCCTTCCGACAGACAGGGTCAAGGTTTGGATTTAATATCAATCGCTAAAAAAAACTTATCTTTGAATATGGATTTATCTAAAGCGTTAAAATCAGGTTACTATCAGGCTTTGTACCCAGAGATTGGTGTGCCTATATACGATGCTTTTTCTATTCCTGAGAATGCTGCTTACCCTTATGTGATTATCTCAAATATCACAACAAACGAGATTCAGAACGCTGACTGCAAGAAGTTTAATGCTGAGGTTACAGTTGATATTGTAACAGGCTTTACACGACCTACAGGCATGGATCAGGCTCTTGACATTGCTGAAGATATTGACGATATTATCAATCCAATGAACATGAATGACATAAACATTACTGCCTATGGATGGAAAGTTGGTGAGACTAGATTGAACTCTTCAAATAGTGTTCAGTTACGGACAGGTGAGTATTGGATTTATCGAAATATCCGTACTTACTTCCACATTGTAGTACCTTTTGATTAATTGAAATTTTCTATTACCTTTGAAATAATAATTGATAACGACTATGGCTAACGAATTATTTAGTAAAGATATTGGAGTTTACATCGACAGCTCTGCGACTTCTACTCCTAACTGGAAATTGGCGGTATGTACTTCCTCCAAGTCTCTTTCCATCTCTGTAGGTGCAACCGAAATCAACAACGATTGTACTGGTAACTTTGTACAAAACCTTCCTTCTACTGCTTCTTGGACAATGTCTTTTGAAGGTGATGTGAACACAGCTCCTGGAGCTAGTGAAATATCTGCTGAAGGAATCTTTGACATTGTTGTTGCAAGAACTACAAAGAAATTTAAGTTTCAATCACTTGATAACTCTTACATCCGATATGGACAAGGATTTATCTCTCAGTTTGATGAAACTGCAACTGCGCCTGAATACCAGACTTATTCTGTAACAATTACAGGTTCTGGTGCGATTGATGACGCAATCCCAACCTAATTTCCTGTTTTCCGTGTTTGTGTTTAGTTAAAGGCCCTCTAAATGAGGGCTTTTTTTGTTCGTATTAATTACTAAATTTACGGCATGACAGGAATCATAAAACTAAACATCGGAGGTCAGGAACGAACCTTGCGGTTTAACAACTTTTCAGCCATAGAATTGGCTAAGATAATTTACAACGGAGATCAGCCAAATTTCGAGACAGAGGATTTGATGAATCGGATAATGAAGCTCAATGAGAAAAATCATTATCTGTTAATTAAAACCCTTATTTACTCAGGAATTATTGGTAATGACTATGTTGTAGGATTTACTGAATCAACCACTCCTGAACAAGTAGGGGAATGGATTTCTGATTTAAGTTCTGAGGAAATCTATTCTGTATGGATTACTTTTTGGAAATCTATGGGTGTTGATTTGCCTGCTATACAAGAGGTAGAGCAAAACTCTGTTGGTGAAAAAAAAAATCAACGTGGTATGAAATCTGCCAAGAAATCTTTGGAGAAGTAGGCATACTTCCTAAAAATTTTTATCAAATGACTTTTGCAGAGACCATATTGACTTTGCGAGGTCATCAGACTAGCCAAGCAAGAGAGTGGGAGAAATATAGATTGGTTGCATACCAAGTTTATACTTCTATTCCTAAGAAAAGTCCTAACAAATCTATTCAGCAGTACTTCCCTCTTCCTACGGATAATAGAGGTAGAAAACTAGATGCTAATCTCATAAAAGCAAGACGACAAGCGTTCTTAGATAAGATGGCTAAAAATTAGTATTTTTGACCTATGAATACTAATGAAATTCAAATACGCCTAACTGCCGATATAAAGGCTTTACAGTCGGCCTTAGCTAAAGCTCAAAAAAGTTTACAGGACTTTGAGTCGAAAAATTCTTCCGAAACTGAGAAATCTAATAAAGCTAAGGAAAGGCAGTTAGGTATTATTGAAAAACTTAATATCGCGGCTAAAAAATTACAGGTTTCTATTAAACAAGCTACAAGTAAGGAAGAAATAGCAAAGTTTAATCAGGAACTTGAAAAAACTAAGAAACAGCTATCTTTTTTAAATTCTTTAGGAACAGGTCCATCTTCGCCTGTTGGGTTGATAAACAATCTAAATGCGAAAATAAAAACCTTACAAAAATCCATTGCAGAAGCTACTAATGAAAAAAGTGTAGCTAGGCTTAACGCTGAATTAGAGAGAACTCAACAAGAATTAAAAAGGATTCAGGCATTAGGAAGAGCAGTAGCAACACCAGCTGTTAAGTCATTTGATAATTTAAAGCGTTCAGCAGGAGCTGCTACAGGTGCTGCTATAGCATTTAGCCGTATTATTCAGGATGCTCCGTTTGGTATTATTGGTGTTGCCAACAACATTCAAAGTTTTGGGGAACAATTTGCTGCTCTTGGTGGTAAAGCAACTACAGCAGGACAAAAACTATCTCAATTTTTTACTGCATTAATACAGCCTGCTAACCTAGCTATTCTTGCAGTTTCTGCTTTGACTGCTGCTTATCAAGCATATTCTTTAGGATTATTTGATTCTGAGGAAGAGACTAAGGATTTAAGAACTGAATCTGAGAAGTTAAATGATTCTTTAGATACACTTAAGAGAAATTTATCTGATGTAGATAAGGCTAGATTACAAGGAAATCAAAGTGCTGTTGATGAATTAGTAAAGGTCAAACTTCTTAAATCTGCAATAGAAGATAAAAATAAGTCTGATAAAGAAAGAATAAAGGCTTTTGATATTTTAAAGAGCTTATATCCTTCTATTATTGGAAGCATGACATCTGAAGAAGCTCTTGCCAAAGGTTTGGGTTCTGCTTACGATAAATTAAATCAGAGTATTAGAGATAGAGCTAAAGCTCAAGGTATATATGAGGTTCTTCTTGAAGTTGAAAAAGAAAATGCTGAATTGCAACTTAAAACAATTAAAGAAACTTTATATAAAAATAAACTATTAGCTGATCAGTCAAGATTACAAAAAGATGTTGCTGATTTACAGGATTTAGTTAATAGAAAAAATGCAAGAGGAAATACAAGTCAAAGTGCATTTAATGAGAGTTTAAGAAAAGCTCAAACTGAATTAGCTGGTGTAAATGCTGAATTAAAATTACTAAATGATGTAATATCTCCTGCAACCACTAAAGCTATTGATGAAAATAAATTTGCTGCTAATGCATTAGAATCACAATTTAACGCAACTACTGATGCAGTAGAGAATTTTAATGATAATTCAGGAAAAGCAGATAAAGAAGTAAAAAATATATTTGAAACACTATCAAAAGCTGATACAGATGAAGTAATTCGTTTATTTGATGTCTTAATTAATTTTAAAGATCAAGTCTTTAATTTTGAGGATTTCGCAAAACCTATAACTTCACTTTCTTCTGGTGCTGCTGAAACTGCTGGAATTTTTGGTAAAAGTTTAAAAGAAATTAAGGCAGAACTACTTGGATTTGAAGAAGCGTTACAATCAGTAGGTCTTACTTCAGATCAAGTTTTTAGAGCTATTGCTAATGGTGCAGCAAATGGTTTTAATAGCTTAAATGATTTTATACTTGAATTAGCTAATACTCAGCAATTCTTTAATGAGGCTTTTTCTATTTTAGAAGCTGGAATTGAAAACACGATTGGAGATGTAGCGTTTGCTATAGGAGAAGCTTTTGCAAATGGAGGTAACGCTCTAAAAGCAGGAGGTTCAGCTTTATTGGGCGGAATGGCAGCTGTTCTAAATCAATTAGGACAATTAGCTATTCAAGCTGGTATTACTATTGCTGCAACTAGAAAGTCATTAGAAACCTTAAACCCAGTATTTGCTATTGCGGCAGGTGTTGCAATGATAGCTCTAGCAGGATATTTGTCAGCAAAATCTCAAGCATTGGCAGGTAACTTTGGAGGTGGAGGATCAATATCAGCAGGAACAGGCTCTACATTTACAAATAGAGAGTTCGGTGGTCCTGTATCTAAGGGTAGAGCTTACATTGTAGGCGAGCGTAGACCTGAGTTGTTTGTTCCTAATACCAATGGAATCATTGTTCCTCAGTTGCCTTCTATGGATTACTCAGGGGCTTCGATGTCGGCATCAAACTACGGGGTAGACATTAGACTTAAAGGTCCTGATGATTTGCTATTCTTCGTAGAGCAAGCTCAAATTAGAAGAGGATTGAGATAAAAAAAAACCTTGGTCATAAACCAAGGTCTTTACAAACTCAAAACCCAATAAAACTATGTTACTCTTTTCTTAAATCCTGCAATCTTGCGGACTACATCTTCATCTATCTCGTAGTTGATGCAAGTCCTTTCGATTAATTCTTCTGTTATCTCAGAACCATGTGACCTGATTTCAGCAATGGTTTTAGCGATTATAGTACTGCTTTCGTTTAGTGTTCGTCTCATTATGACCCAATAATACTAGATTGAAAATTCTAAGTCAAGAGAATCCTTATTTTTTTTCGTATTTTTGACCAATGGCACAATATAGATTCAGCTGGGCAATAGTTAACGGAACAGGAACGATAACTGTCAATGGTAATCCTCCTGAGCTATTCTACGAGGAAGGTACTAGCTTAACCATTCTAGGGACCTTTGACTCAGGGTTTAGCCTTATTGGGTATGACATAAATAATGGATTTTTAATGTCAGGAACAAACCCTTGGACATTTACCATGCCATCAAGGGATGTTAAACTTAGAGTTAACCTAACAGGCACATATACGCCTACTGATGTAGACTATGAGCTAAAGTATTTCTCTGAAACAGAGGATCAGTCTCTGCAGCTTATCAGACTAGAGATTTATGAGTACGAATATGTTGGTGCTGCTATTGAAAAACAAACAGCAGGTTTCCAATTTAGATGGGGAAACTTTGGATCAGACGAGATTGAGCCGATAGTTCGAAGTTTCTTGAACTTTGGATTAGTAGGTACTCGTGACGAATACTTTGAAATTCTTGAAGGAGGTTATAGAAAGTGGCAGGTTAAGTTGCTTATTGATGGTGACTTATTTTGGGAAGGCTACATTAACAACTCTACTTTAACTATCAACGAGGTAGGCATTACAGAAGTCATGGAGTTCACAGCTTCTGACGGATTTAACTCATTTGATTCTAAGAGAGTAAACGAGCAATACTTCGATGGATTCTCAGGCAATACATTTGTTGGTGGGTTCTTTGGTGCATTAAGTCAGACATTCCCTGTTTTAAGACCTATCCACATGGCTTGTGAGATTTACGAGACAAGGCTTGATACAAACGATGGGGTATTTGAGCAGCTGCTAATTCCTTCCAATGCTGTGTTTACAGATGGTGAGATACCTTTGTATCTTTCAAGTAATGGCATTACTGAGAACACATCTGTTTATATATCCGAGTTCTTAGAAGCATTGCTAAAGCCATTCCTTTGCAGAGTATTCTTGTGGAAGAATGAGTTTTACATCATTTCTTTGCCTGAGTTAGCCAAGGATAGTTACAGGCTATTTAACTACAACACAGACGCTACTAGAGAAGGTATTACTACCATAACTCCTGGTATGGATGTCTCCTGTAAGTTTACAGCAGGACAGCGTACAGGCAGACCTGTTTACACCGAGTTTACAGGAACGCTAGAGCTTGGTGTATTGGACTACTCATCTCGTGGAGGTATCTATGAGGAGCCATTCTCTGTAGATTCTTGGGAGTTTAATTTACCAGGTAGTGCATATCCAGGGGTTTATCAATTAAGGTTATGGACCTACGTTAGCTCTATTCCTAGTGGTCAGCCTGCATCTTATCCTACAGGAATAAATCCTGCAAGGATTCAGTATGTTTCTGATGCTTTAGGAGAATATGCTAAGATATGGGGAACTTCTGCTGTAAGCGGAACTGCTGACACTTATTTGGCATTTATAGAACTTGATTCTACAAGAACAGGTCAAGCCATTCCTATTGCTCAGGACTTAGCTAACACATTGAGTTTTCAGATTGAGTTTATCTTTGAGCCAAGATTTAGTGGAGATTTGCCAAGACCAAACACCTTTGCAGGAGTTTTGATAAACATCGGATCTAGCTACCTATCATTTGATGGGGTTGACGTGTTTACATGGACAAATACTTTTACAATCATGCAGTTTCCTATGGGATCAATGTATGCTTGGAATAAGCTAGATATTACTAACGTAGTGGTACCTGAAGATGGAAATGTGATTATCAGGCTATATCAGACCATTACAACCAACTCAGCTTCTGTAGATAAGTACACAGTAGGCTACAGAAATATGTCGCTTAAAATCGAGGAAAATGATGCCTTTGCGACCGAAGAGATTTCAGAAAAATTTGTAACAGATGAATCTTACTCAAACGTATATCCCGATGTCAAGTTTAAAATCGGTGATGTTGACACAGAGAACTCGAGCAGTGCTATACGGCTCGACTTGGTTGGATATGGGTATCCAAATTCTCAGGCTTGGTCTAGGGATGGTGTCGAATCAGTACCATTGATTCAGATATTTCTTCAGGAGTTAGCAAACATTAAGGGTAAGCAAAACCCTAGATTAATTTTGACATTGCCTAGAAACGCTGCTAATCCATTGGAGATTAAGCCATATCAGAACATCGAATACGATGGGTACTATTGGATGGTAGTTGCAATGGAGGTAGATTTAATGGCGAATAGTTGGAGATTAGAATTAGCAAGATTAGAAGAAATAGGAAGTTAATATGGCAGACGTACCAGGTAAATTTTATAGAGCGACCAAAGTAAGAACAGGCGTATCTCCGAGTAGTGCAGGGTCTATTGAAGGCGAACCATTACCTCCTGTTAACCCTCCAGGCAGTTCGTTGAACTCGGTAGGGCTTACCATGCCTTCTGCGTTTACTGTCTCTAATTCTCCTTTGACTGCTAACGGAACTATAGGTGTAGCAGGTGCAGGAACCGTTGCACAATATATCCGAGGAGATGGTAGCTTGGCTGACTTCCCTGAGACTAGCGGTGGAGGTGCTTCTGTAAGCTACTATTTGAACGGATCAGTAAGCCAAGGCACTATTGGAGGTATTGCGTATCGTGAAATGAATAAAGTTCCAATTTTCGGAGCGGGTACTGACTTCACAATTAACGCAAACGGCTACATTGCTTCGTTCATTACTGATGCAGGTGATCCTAATTTGATTGAAATCCCTGGTGGTAACTGGAACTTTGAAACCTACTTTAGTGCGTCAAGTGGTGGTGGTTCACCTACTTTCTATGTTGAACTTTACAAGGTTAATTCAGGAGGTACTGCTACTTTAATTGCATCAAATAGTGCTAATCCTGAGTTTATAGCTTTTGGAACTAGTATAACTGCTTATTTTACTACGCTTGCAGTTCCTACGACTACGCTTGCGTT